CAACAACTTGTAAAGTGGGCGTGAGTTTTAATCTACTTGCTCCAGGAGCTGCATAATTGTATGATCCAGTAGCGTTATCTAATAAAGATGCATCTACACTATTATTTACAATATTTTCAGTAGTTGCAAACCCTACAGATACACTTGTCACATTGCTAGAATAGGAATTGACAATAATGGTCTGTGGGTCAACCTTAAGGAAGAATCCTTTTTGATAGATTACTCCATCAGTAACACCAAATGCATATGCTGACCCAATTGGATTTGCTCCGCCACCTGTAAATGTGGAATCGGCAACAGTAACTTGAGCCTTATACATTTGTGGTAAAATTTGTAAGCTTGAATGTGACCCTGAGGTACCACCACGAACCGTTATATATGGAGGAACAATATATCCTTGACCAGATGTGACTAACGACACATCAGTAATAATGCCTGACGAATCGGTTGTTAATGTAGCAGTGGCCGATGCTCCTAATTTAGCTACAACCAATGCTGTATTAGATCCTTGTACGACGTTTTCGCCTGGAGTAATGTTCCATTTACTATCAGTTGTCGATGTGCTGACTAAATCGTCCACAATTGGACGGACCGTTAGAATCTTATATCCATTAGTACTTGCATATGTAATATCATCAATCACAATACTAAAATTGCTATTGGAAGATATAACATATAAATTAGCAGATGTACTACCACTACCTTGAGAAATTGTTGCCCCAGTTGTAACATTGCTATTACTAACTAAAAGAGCACTAACAACTTGTACTGTGTTTGTATTTGAAAATCCAGAACCACCATCTACAATATTAAAATCAAAAACTTGATTCCCTTTACTATAGATTGTAAGAACTTCATTATTTGAGAATGATGCTTGTTCGCCACTATCCCCTGAATTAATATATTTGAAATATAAGTAGTTCATTTCAGGATCTGTCGTTTGATATCCTGATTTATAATTAATGATTTTTGCTTGTAAATTTGAGGAATTTTTTGCATATAAATTCATATATGCACTTGTAGCAGTAGGCTGACCGTCTACTTGAGTATCAAGAATTTTAGCATAAGAATAATTAGGGTAAAATTGAAAATTTACTCCACTAACTATTGTCCCACTTTTGAATACATGATTCCCAAAGCTTTCAACTTGGTTTTGTAATATATCCTGGATTTGAGTTAGCTCTCGAGCTTGAACAGATACCCCAGGTCTAAACAAAACCCGATAGTATTCTTTATCTTTGTTATAGTCATCGAAAAACGGCGCTACATTTAAATTAGTCTCTATGGACATATTACCCTCTTAAAAACTCAAAATTATTCTTATAGTTTCTGATTGTGTGTTACTTCTTGAAATAGGATTTAAGTTTTCAAGATATATGAATTCACCTGATCCCTTTACAACATCCGGGTTATATTTTACAGAGCCAAGATTTATTGTAGTCCCAGTATTTAGTACGATTAATGGATCGGCTGGGTCAGCATTTATAGTTCCTTTTTCTGAAGTTAGGAATACATATGTTGAATTGGATGAGTGATAATATGCATTACTTAATGACATAGCTGCTTGATATACCACAGCATCTTGAGCAACTGCGCTGCCCATAGACGTATATGAAATTCTTGTTCTATTGTCAAATGTAGACCAACTATTATAGGACTTTTCATTAACACTTATTGCCGTAACCTTGCCCCATCCACCAGAGGTTTCTCCTATTACATACTTATCTGTTACAAATTTAGGCTCCGCATTATTCATTGAAACATATGGTAGTGAATTTCCTGATCTGCTACCAGTAGCGGTAATATATGCCTTTTCTATTTTACCAATCGTAGCAACAAAAGATGGTGCAGTGTTCAATGTTAGGGACGTCGAATTTGTTACGGCCGATACAGTCCGTATACATCTTAGATTATTAGCTGGGTCATATATAATAACTTGATCATTGGCTTTTAACGATGCATCAAATTCTGTTAGCGTTCCAGTCACCGTATTAGAAGATGTATTTGTTGAGGTGTTTCCTGCAAGTGTAATGTAGTCTACTTGATATATTTTTTCTGTACCTAAAAATGTACCAGTAGTATTAGCAAGAGTTAATGTAACATTATTAAACAATGGATCTCTTATGACACCTACACTTCTATAGTCATTGTTGGTAGGTATGTATCCCCCTTCAGATGTGTTTAAAGTGATACTTACTCCTAAGCTAGTAGATCCCAATTCTAAATGTGAATCGCTGCCGTGCCCTCCTTTAGGAGGCATTATTGCTTTTAATGTAGCTGTATTTGATAGACCACCAGTGTTGCCTTGAATACTAGCAGTGCCATATGTAAACCCTTCCCCACGATCTACAATATTAATTTTGCTGATAAAATTATTAACAGTAGCATTGCTTGATACTACTGCATATCCCGTAGCATTTGTAGTCCCATCACCAGTTACTACTACATACGGTGCTATCAAATATGTATCCCCAGCTGCTGGAGCAACAGTAAATGGAGAGTCTATAACGGCAATGCGGCTTCCACCAACACTATAATAGTCTACTATTTGCTTGAGCTGTCCTGCAGCCCCACTATTAGGCAGAGTCATTAGTTATATACAGACCGCTACCAACATAAAAATTGGTATTGGATGATGCTGAATTAGCTAACCTATATGTAGTACTTGACCCTACTATATTAGGAATATATTCTCTTACATCATCAGCAATCAATTGACCTGTAAATGTTGCTACATAGTTTGACCCGTTATTCACGACTCTGACCACGTCAATTGCCCCATCTAATGACTCCGCTGCAACATTTGCACTTGTTACGACGGGCATAAAGTCATCAGTAGCAAATTTTTTAAATTCGGTGTCTGGCATTTTATACATCAATTTCCATACATAGCTATCGCTTGTAGTAAAATTGCAAGCACTTTCTACCGTGTCTGTTGGCGAACTGGTTGATGGAGCTCCTCCATTATTATCCAAGCATTTATACACGTAATAGGTTGAGTTATCGGTTGTTACGACATAGTATTTTTTACTAGTAAGGTCAGTACTATCATCATATGGATCGTACACCGTATTTGATGTCCAGTTGTATCTTGGGGACATTGCAGCAACGTCATTATATTGAATTTTTTTACCAAATATTCCTTGCTCGTATGGAGTATGATGTGTTTCTCTGACCGTATCATTTGGAATAGTAATATTATCATCCCCACTAGGATATTCTATATGATTACCAATCCACATATAATATATTGTATTGGCTGGTTCGGTGATAGACTCAGTCAATTGATTGACAACGTGGTGCTTAAAGTTTTTAGTAATTATTTTTGCCATATTATGATATTGTTACCGAAGAGTTAGACACACTTATGTTTGTATTAACGATTGTGCTTGTCTTGACTTTGCCAAACATAATAGTTCCAGCAACGTGAAGCACTTCTTTAAGCATTGTATTATATTTATCTAATGGAATTGGACTCTCTACTTGATAGGAATAATCTTGATAAAAATACCCATCATGCAATTTTTTAACATCGCTCAAAAATCCATCTCTGGATGCATAGTAACCAGTTCCAACCCCTTGCGTGGCCACATTAGCTTTAGCTGATGCTGACCGTGTATAGTCGGAGGAGTATATTGTGACCCCTTCATCTGCAATGTATCCAAACCCAGAATCAGTGATTAGGGTTTCAGATATAGACCCTTCACTAAAAATAACGTTGGCTGTAATATTAGCATTATCTCCTACACTTCTTGTAGTGATATCATCTGCAACTTCTAAAATATTACTTGTGGCCCCACTAAATTCCCCTATAAGATTGTTTGTTCCACTTGGAGTAAAGGTTGTAAATAACGACGTCCTTGCAACCGTCATTATACTACTATTAACAGTTTTAACTCTTCCTCTTGCGGTTGATGATGTAGCTGAAACCCCTGTATTGGTTATGACATAAGAGCTATTGCTCGTGTCTCCAAACATTAAATATGCTTTGGAATTATTATTAGCTGAACTGATTGTAGCTGATCCACTTGAGTTACTAGTAACAGCGGTAGCATTGGCTGCAAATACACCTTGTACAGTTTTAACTACTATATGGGTAGTATTTGTATTTAATACAACCCCATTAGCCGTTCCTTGTATCACTTTATTTCCAATATTAAAATTTGTAGTAGTATTTACTCTTAATAAGGATGTTGAAATAGTGTTTTGGAATGTGCCTGTAGGATTTGCAACAATGATATTATAATTATTGGCTGCGTTAGTAGTAAAGCTGTACATATCTCCTGAGGCTACAATAGAAATTCCATCTGTACTATACACATACTCCCCAACCACTAACCCTGCCGTTCCACTAAATAAATTAGATGAAATATTAGCAGCAGCTATATTACTTGTTTGTTGTGTTACAATTTCGCCTACTGTATATGCATTCCTTGTATTAGCAATATATAATATGAAGTCTTTTTTACCCAATTCTGCTACAGCCGGCTCATATGGTAACACGAATGGGGATAGATTATAATTTTCCCCTGGATTAATTTTATATAGAGAAGATATAGTTCCAATAGTTTTATTTTGAAATCTTAATATATTAATTAATGGTGTAGATATTGTCCCCCCTGTATTTTTAGGAAATCCTAGACTGAACGTGGGTATTACATTGGCCCCAGAACCAACTCCAGTGCTTCCTCCAGTCGAGTTAGCTACAGATATAGTGGGGTTTGTTGTATATCCAGACCCAACATTAGCCGTCAATATAATATTGATAATTGCTCCGGATCCATCTGTTACAATAGATGCATTTCCTGCCCCAAATGACCCACCACCAGTATTACCCCCTGCAAACCTGACAATGTTTGTATTATTGTACCCAGATCCTGTAGCGGCTATGATTGTTCCACTTAAAGTACCATAACCAGAATTTGCGCCTGTTAAAAGCATATTTGCAAATGGAACCCCATTACTATTTGAATCATTCAAGAAATCAAGTGATAATCTAACTATTTCAGTATTTGTAATTTTATATACGGATGCATTTGCACCAGTTCCAGTAGAAATGGCTATTACGTTGGCATAGGTGTTTGACCCTGACCCAATAATAATATTGCCATTCACGGTATAGAATTTATTGGTAATACTTACTATACCAATACTCGTGGCATTGGAACCAATAACATTCCCTGTTGCGGTAACATTACTATTAGATATTCTCAACCCACCAACATCTGAAACTACAATTGGTGCGTTACGCTCTAATGATATTGAACCATATATGGTATTTCCTGGATACCATCTACTACCACTAACTTTAGATAATTTAATTAACTCCCCATTGGCAGCGTTTGTAGGAGTTGCTGTTGCGAGTAATGTGGTGTTGCTAGCTTGCGGATAAAAATTTACAGGGTGTGTATTATCAAATGATCCGCTGGTATTAGACAATACCACATAAGGAACATTAGCATATGACGAATAAACGCTCCAAGGCATAGCTGCAACTATTCCGGTAGCTAGTGTGTAAGGCTGAAATGCAAATGTACCAACATGTAACCCATTAGATGATATAGTCGATGTATTAACAGTTAGAATAACGACGTTTGATAGAGAATCAACTGTTCCTACTGTCACATTAGCAGATCCATTTGACTGATATATGAGTTCTCCAACAATAAAATTATTGGTAGTAGATGTGTTACTTTGTACTGATAACCATTGTTGATTACTTGAACGAATATTGTTATTTGATACTACATTGCCGGAGATAATGTTAATAGTAATGTTTGACGTCAATGCATCTGGCTGATTTATCTCTACAGCAATGCCCACTGCATTGTCTGGATTTGTAACATAATCGCCTACGCCCACAGATCCTGTAACATTATTACTATTAACTTTAATTAAAGACTGTGTGACGGTTTCAAATTTATCAAACCCTATTTTACTTGTATTAGCATTTACTACATTAGCTACCTTTAATACTTTTTCTGATATTTTTATCTGAGCTGTGTTGGAGTATCCCCAGCCCCCATCTATAAGTATAAATTTAACAAGGCCTGTTTCTGTAACAATCTTGGTAACAAGTGCTCGACCCCCTACCCCTCTGCTTGATACTAAAATTACTTCTTCCCCAACAATAAACTGTTCTCCGCCCGATGTTATATTAATTGACGATAACGACCCCGTCATGACAGGAGCATCTTTTACAACCCCAGTACTATCTAATATTAACTCATTATGTCCAAACGTCCCGTCTACATTGCTTAAATATAAAACATCAATAATTTTTCCTTTGATGTTTCTTTTAATCATATATTCACAAAATGCTGTAGCTCCAGATCTACTACCATATACCTGCTTGCCAACTAATAGAGGCCCTTTTGGAGTTACAGTGACCTCTAAGTATTGAGGAATGACCCATTTGCCAGAAGATGGTTTAAGCACATCCTCGCCAGGATAATAAACATTTGCTCCCTGCCCAAAAACTAACTTAAATAATAAATCAATAGATCTTTCAGTTCCCTTAGAACTGTATAAATCTTGTGCTGCTTTAATTAAAGTTTTTTTGGCGGTATACGTATCAAATTGGATATTCTTTAGATATTTTTCTTTGAAATGTACAAGAAAATTGTCTGTAGTAAAATCCAAATCTTTTATGTGCAAAAGATTTCTTGAGAAGTAAATTGGGTTTGTTGATTGTACTGATTTAATTAAAGATGATCCACCACCATTACCAACAATTTCAGTATTATTAGTGACAAAATGGTCTTTTGTCACTTTAACCATTATAGATGTTGGTAGCACAACTTCTATGACCCCTGCTGCTAGGTCTTGGGTAACTATATCACCAACACTAAAGTTTGCTATGTCATATAGTTCAATAACTGTATAATTTTCTTCAAGCCATTTATAATATTCTTTAACAAACATTATAAAGATAGGTCCATCTTCCTTATAAAAATCAGGAAATTGAGACTCTACAAATGTGGATATACCTTGTTCAATATCAATCATACTACTCTCTTACACGGGTTGTAGTAACTGTTATATCATTATCCCTAATTGATAGAATGACATTCTTTTGCGAGCTAATATCATATGACTCTGGTCTTGCATAAAGTTTAATTTGACTGCCATTATATTCATCAACAATTAAATTAAATATGCTAATACTACCTGACATATAATCTACAGTTCCCATTGTAAATAATCTTTTGTGAATTCCTTGCTGAGTAGAAACTACAAATAGATTTCCGTACCCATCATCTTCTACAAATGCTGTGGCATTATCATAAATGAATGGTGTGGACCATACGTTGAGGCGCTCATTAGCAGCATCAACTAAAGATGCTCCTTCGTGGCTAGGTAACTCAATATGTGTTAGCTGAAACCCAAATTGGATTGAAGCTGTGAATGTACTATTTGGAGTAGGCTGTAAGCTCTTATATGGCATAATACGAGTATCATTACTCAAAATACTTGGGTGAGTGTCATCAATTGCCTTGATAAATTTACTGTACCTTAGTGTACTTTTAAAGTTAGATAATGTAGAAATATTATATTGACTGATAGTATTCAGTACTAGGGATCTTATATCATTATCTTTTAATGTTGTAGTATTAATATTATAGCTGACATTTGTGGATACGTCAACAAATAAAAAGTCAGGATCAATGATGACTGGATCAATTGACAGCGGTGATCTTGCTTTAATGAAATCATAAAATTTTCTTTTTATAGTCTCAGGAGTACCATCTGCATTTTCAATGTCTACTGCAATATAAACTTTGCCGTACTGAGGAGGATCAGCTTCTTCACCACCATAAGCTGAGATAGCTTGAATCTCAGGGAAGTTTTGATTGAGTAAATTTTCGTAATCAGAGGTTGTTACTGCACGTTCTTGGTTTTGATATGCTCTTGGAGCATTATATTTAATTGACTCATTTGTTTCACTGACACTTCCACCAGACGCAGGGAATGCTACCGTTATTTGAGATATGTTTGCTTGACCTTGAATTGGGCCATCTAAATCAAACACTACCGAGCCATTAGGTAATTGACCATTACATACTCTATATTCAGCTACAACTACTGAACCACTTTTAGGTTTTCTACCAATCACGTTATCACCAAACACCAACTCATACTGAGAGTTTTCTGCAGCTTGTAAGAAGTATACTTGAGAGTTTGCACCAATCCCTAAGAAGGATGTTGATCTACTATAAGAAACCGTGTTTGCTCCATTATCTTCTAGTATACGCACTGAAAGACTTTGGGTATCTATTGTAGGATTTGAAAGCACAAATCGTTGAGCAGTGTTAGACGAATCGAAAACAAAAGATTCAGTTACATACGATCCTTCATATATATTTAAGTTAGTTACTTTAACAACGTTATTAGCGTTAGAGTTGAATACTAAGTTATCTTGTGTACTAAAGCTATAATTATTACTTCCAAGCTTTGTTGTGAATGACGTTCCTTTAGGAATCAATAAACTATCTAATACTGTTGATGGGTAGATATCAAAACTAATTTGCACACTTGATGAGTTAAATGATCTAGGAACATAATTGAGTTCCTTTGCATGAGATACGATTGTATCTCTAAGTTGTGCCGTATCTAAGAACATCTCGCTTCCAACCATGTTCAAGTAGTATGAATTTAGGTACGTGTTGTATGATAATACATCAATAAGTTGTGAGATATTAGAACCATCAAAATTAACATCTTTGAATGGTGAGTCAGATCTTTTGAGATATGATACTAAGTTACCTTTGATTGTATCAAAGTCTAACCCTACCAAATTTATGCTAGTATTAGCCATTAGCGTACCCTATTAATTAATAATTCCATTGTAATTGGTTCTTTTGTATTTATTGTATTGAAAACAACGGTAACCCCGTACGCATTCATGTCATAAAGGGCACTTACAATTACCCCAAGGACCTTAGCTCTTGGTTCATGGTTTTCAATTGCGCTTATCACATAATGCTTTAAAATATCTTCTGATGCGGGCGTCATTTGCTCAAAAAGTAATGCATTAATATTGCTGCCAAATTGAGGGTCCATCAACTTTTCCCCTTTATTGGTCAGAATAATATTCCTTATTGACCTCTTAACAGAATCCTCATTAAATAATCTAGTTACATCTTTCTTGTTAGGATGTATAGCAAAGCTGGTTTGCAGGTCTGAATATACAATCTGCTTGAGATCTGTTTCTTTATGTGCTACTTGTTTTATTGAAGCCATTTAGCCCCCTGCAAATACATTTGGTGAACCAGCCGCTACAGCTGTACATCCGGTTATAGCATCTCCTATACGCCCACAACCTCTACCATTAATAAACACGGTGGTGCTTCCCTTAGTAATAGGAGCAGCATGTGAGGGGCACCGATCTCCTCCAGGTAATTTGTGCACGGTGTTGTTATCACCCTGGCGAGAAACGGGTATACCATTTGCAAACACATCTCCAGAACAGCCTTCCCGATTAGGAGTGCTACAATGAGTTATGTCGGCATCGCCCTTTCTAGTTACTGCTGGCATTAGTTTCTCTCTTCAGCAAATCTTGTAAAAATGAATTATACGTATCCATATATTCATGCTCATCCTCTGTATGAGGTCCAGGAGGATAATTGGGTAAGAATTCTATCACATTATCAAAAGACTCTGGTATATCATTATAATTGGTATATGTGATTAATTTGTCACCCACCAATATTTTAAATATTCCTGTTATCATATTAATTCATATCAATACGCGGAGCTTTGAATCTCATATTACCTTTAGACTCAACTGTATACGTACCTTCTACCATTATATCTACGTTGCCCATAATATGAACCTTTACGTTACCACCAACCCACACATTATCATTTTTAACAATTATCTCAAAGTGATCGTCAACTACTTTATCTACTTTTCTACCGACATTGTTAGTTTCAGAATATGATCCACTCTTATGATAGATATGAATTCTTTCTTTATCTGGTGTATCATCTACTTCAATTACGTGGCCACGCTCAGTTCTGATCACCTTATTATAAGGATATTTAGCTGCAAATGCTGAATTGGGTTCCATTACTCTACCCGATCCATTATAGGACTTTGGTACAGCATTCACTTCTCTTGCCTCACTACACACATCGTGTTTGGCTTGATCGTTACCAGGTACTCCTGCAAGAGTCCCCATAATCATAGGATTGTTACCATCATTGCCGTCCATAAAAAACCCAACAACAGTTGAACCCACTTGCATTCCTGTAGGGGATATCCCTATCTTATCTAAGCTAGAGCTATTGATACTATTCAGTACCCCTGCCCATGGAAGCTCAGATGTATTTACTAGCGACTTTTTTTCTGAGTGTACATTGTATATTCGTACTCTTACACGTCCAAGTTTTAAAGGATCATCTCTGTCCTCTACTACTCCAATAAACCACCTAAAACCCTCTTCGCCTATATTACCTGTCGCCATTATGATAATCCTATTTTATTACAGTCAAATGAAACTTTGTGTTTGAATCTTTTATCTTCCATGTAAATCATATGTCTTAATTTGGTAATCATATAATTACCAGAATATGGCTTATCCTTTTTAGATGTAGTTTTGACAGCTGATGTATCTGGTAGTTCCAATGTTACCATGTCCCCTACCTTCAAATAATTATCGCCGTGAACATACGCTCTAACAATGTTTTGGTTAAATAAAGTAGCAAACGATTGTTTATACCCCATGTAATCCGTAATATAATCAGTTCCTTTACTAATATCCTTAGGTGCAAAGAATTTGTATTGATCTCGATTAGAATAATTCTCTATAAACTCACCGCTATTGGGTAGCGAGGTTTTTTTCTGACCGGTTACTATTTTATTACTTTGTTCTGCTAATTTAAATATCGTTTCTCCAAACCCTTTGGTATGGATATCATAGGATTTGGTAATATTATTGAATACTCCAGATGCTAATTTTGTAACAGTATCCGTCTTCTTCAATTGCTCATAATTAATCATATTTCTAAATCTATGAGTCTCACGTAACGTGTCTTCTTTTGTTGCTGGGTCATAAGTGAACACTCTACTATTGATTGTTTCTTTGCCCATATCAATCAGCGACTCTAAACTTCTAAAATGTATCCCCTTCTGATCTTCATAGAAAACAAAAACCCCACCAGTAGGCATATACCCAATTGCTCGCTGCCTAATCATATCAATGCTCTCAAATGGATTCATTCTAGGTATTACAAGTGGTATCAATCCTTTGGTTGGTTCGATATCAAGTGGCTTTGTCGTCTTCAAATTATTGACGAGAATATCTGTTACGATGTTACTAATAATATCTTTATACGCTTTTTCAATGTTTAAGACACTTCCTACAAAATGCTCTTCAGAAACGCACTGTAATTTATACACACTTCCTTTATTACTATCCTGAACCGCTTCACCGCTAATATTAAATACTTTAAGGTTGTAGGTGGTTATCTCGTCCCTGAAAGGGGACTTGAATGATATAACAATTGTTTCTTCTCCCACAATAGGAAGCTTGCTAACTAACGAGATTTGATCTACTAAAGATATTTCTGCATATATTGTTGGCTCTTGTATATCCTCATATACTGACATGGTCAATAATTGTGCACGTATATCTTTAGTATCCGTTTTATTAGCATTGGTTATTTTAATGTCGTATATCTTAACGTCATCTAATTCAAAATTCTGAATCATAGTAGCTCTTGGATCTCTTTTTCTATTCTGTCTACATATGCTGAATCAATTAAAGTTATAAATTTTCTACTTTCATTGATTTCACTTTCGTAGGTGTAGTAACTTACAGGCTCCCAATATACATATTCCTGTGCGGAAAGTGCTGTATATAATACTCTAGTGTTCGTAACTGTAGAAGTGGTATTTGATTCCTGACCTTTTATAGTGCTGACTACTCCAGTGGTATTAGCAAATGCCCCTTCAATGTGCTGAATAATTATCCTATCTGTTTCAAGCGACTTAATTTGTCCCTTACCAAGTAGTCCCCCAGCTGTGTTACTTTGTAATACATTTTCCCCATTCGTGAAGGTCTGTGTATTACTTACATAAATTTCCATAATCTTATTGGTCTCTACAACCGTCATATCATTTTTTCTATCATAAAAAAGAGTTGTACCAGCTTCGTTAACAACAGGCTTCCAATATTTTTTCAAATACCCTGGTGTAAGAATATTATCATTATACTGAGCGGGCGATAGCATTCTATCATCATTTTTATATGTTATTCTATAAAAAGCAGTTTTTTCAATTGCGTTCTGCAATGATCCATATTTTTTAACAATATGTTGTTCAAAGGTATTATTATCTAAAGGCCATTCATAATAAGGATCAACTAGCTTATTAGACATAAACACTAACCAAACATATCGAGGATCACTATAATAGTTTAATGCTACTTGATACGGAGTTTCACCGTCTTTAATAGTGTACGGGTAATAGATGCTTGAATCTGATAGTGTGGATTTAGCAATATCTATCTTAGCCAATATGTTAATAGAAACATTATTAGCATAATTAATAACTGGATATTTTTCAAATAAGTTGTTCATTTAGGTATTAGCCCATACACATTATTAATTGTATTTTGAAGATCTGTTTTAATACTATCTGGTATACCACTTTGATTCTCATTAGTATAAAAATCTCTAGTGATTGGTCTTATTTCACCAAACGTCAAATCTATTTTTATTTCTACGGGGTGCTCACCACCTTTGAAGAATGCTGGAGTACCCGATGGAGCATAATTAACTGACATTGACTTTAAATAACAATCTTGGAAAGTATAATAGGCTTTACTATCTAACCCTCCAGATAATTTTATCCTACACTGATCTGGGAAATTCAACATAAGTCCGTTTAATGCCGGGTGCATACGTATTTTAAGTTGATATATAATATCTTTTAAGGTTCTAGCTTCTTCAGCTGAGTTAGGTGAAAATGTATAACTAAATGAGTGCTCACGTAACCCCACTCCTTCAAACTGAAGTTGCTGATATGGGTTAAGGATTGTTCCAGTAACTCTATCTAATGCTGTACCAGCTGTATCACTGATACCATTAATTCCATACCTTGCTACCCCTAGCAATGATCCTCCGCCACCATCTTTAGAAGCTATTCCGCCAGCGCCTCCTCCAACAGCTTGGGCTATACTACCTGCTTGTTGTGCAGTCCCATTCATTATTGCGCTTATAGATTGATCATTTAGTCCTGCAGCCTCTAGTAGTCCTAAAGCCCCTAGCTGTTTATCAGCATAAGACATATTAAATTGTTCTTGAAGATTTTCTGGTATTGGTAACGATACAATAAAATTATCTTTAGATTTTCGAGGAACGATTGCATTATCTTGGTAATGATCAAAAAAGAAAAATTGTATATAGTATTTTCCTAAGTCATTAGGGTAAGTCATGGATACTGGTGGAGCCGAATTATTTGGTACCATCTCCGGCAATATTGACCCAATCGAAGGAGCTACTCCCAATGTATCTTTCAATTCTGCAACAATATTTGTAGATCCCAAAGCACCAAAAGCCCCAGTCAATGCACCAGCACCAGATAGTCCGGATAGTCCTAATTTAGAACTAATAGAATTCAATGCTCCCGTTACCCCGGAGTCTATAGCCGAGGTTAAATTTTTGACGGTGCTGGTGATAGACGAAACTGATTGGCTCGCTATGCTTGTACTGTTTTGAAATGAGTTGAAGTCGAATGCCATAAATAGTCTTTATGAGTTATAAAGGGAATTTCAAACCTAAAAATCCTAATAAGTATTTAGGCGATCCCACAAACATCATTTATAGAAGTCTGTGGGAATTAAAACTAATGAGGCATCTTGACTCTCATCCAGAAGTAGTGAGCTGGGCGAGCGAAGAGCTTATTATCCATTATAAGTCACCAATCGACAACAAACTACATAGATATTTTCCAGATTTTGTTGTTAAGAAAAAGTTACCCAATGGGATTATAGAAACCATTGTAATAGAGGTTAAGCCAGCCTGTCAATCTGTTGAACCAAAGAAGCAGGCTAAGCCCACCAAGAGGTATATCCGAGAAGTAGTTACCTACGGTGTAAACCAAGCTAAATGGAAAGCTGCTAAAAAATACTGTGATGAGCGTGATTGGAAGTTTATTGTAATGAACGAAACACATTTAGGAATTAAGTAATGGATAATAACATATTTGCAGATCTACTTAAGAAGGCTGCTGAAAAAGGAATTTCAACAGATAATATCGTTGATGCTAAAAATTGGTTACAAAATAGAACTGCAGCAATTAATACTAACCGCGAACTTAATAAACTTAAAGATAGATACAAAAATCAAATTCTTATAGGTAGAATGTATCTTTTTCATTACGATGCTAAGATGAAAAAGACTCTCCCATATTATGATATGTTTCCGTTGATATTTCCTTTTCAAAAAGCTCCGGGCGGTTTTTTAGGAATCAATCTTCATTACTTACCTTTTAATTATAGAGCATTGTTAATGGATGGTTTAATGTCATTAACAGTCAATGCTAATGCCAATGACGAGTCGACAAGAATTAGATTGTCGTATCAGATACTAAACAGTATGTCTAAACTTAGATATTATAAACCATGTGTGAAGCATTATCTAAATAGTCAAGTTAGATCTAAGTTTGTTTATATAACTCCAGAAGAGTGGAACATAGCATTATTTTTACCACTACAAAAATTCAATAAAGGTAATATTCAACAAGTCTACAAAGACAGCGTTGATAAAATTAAAGGCAAAGAATAATGGCTATTTCAGATCAAATTAATGGCGTTATATCTAAAGGTAGAGATGCCCTTGGTGCAGTGAACGCTGTTAAGAGTTTATTGCCTGAACCACTCAAAAAAGCTTTGAATTCCTTTTTGAATGGCAATTCTACTACTGGTCAATCTTTACGGAATGTAGAATCATTCAAAAGTATTTTAAATCGTCTTGGCGGGGTTGCACGGACAAATATGTTCGATGTGCAAATTCCTGTTCCTCCTATGATGGCAGGCAAATCTACAGTCGGAACTAAAACCCAAGTTGATGTACAAACAAGAGATGTGGGATTATTATGTGAGTCTGCTGTATTACCTGGAATGGCTCTTAGTACTTCTGATATTAGACGTTATGGATATGGACCAGTAGAAAAGAAACCATACTCAGTTGTATTTACCGATCAAACATTCTCCTTTATTGGAGATAATACAGGAGCAATCCACGCATTCTTTTATAAATGGATGACTGGTATCGTTAAAGGCGATTTATCTCCACAGAGTTCGGGCACAACAAGTTACAATGGGTTGAATGCGTTTGAAGTGGAATATAAAAATGATTACGCAGTAGACATTGTAATTACTTGTTATGATGAACGAGACCAATCTATTGTTATTTGTACTTTGAGAAGAGCTTTCCCAATATTCCTAGGGGATATTCAACTAAGTTGGGCTGAGAACGATACCTTTATGAGAATACCAGTTACCTTTACATATCAAACTTGGGATCTAGAAGTTATTAATATCAATTCTGTATTAACTGGAAACAATATGTCCGGATTACAGAAGATTTTAAAAGTAGGAACCGCAATACAAACAATCGCATCTATCATTCATAAACCAACTGGTGTTGCAGATATACTAAATTCAGTGAGCAAAGCGAAGAGCGTCATTGGCGGCCTTGGCGGCTTATTTTAACATAGGAGTTTTATAATGGCTTTACCCAAACTATCCCATCCAATCTATGAATTGGCCTTACCATCTAGTAAAAAGGTTATCAAATACAGACCGTTCTTAGTTAAAGAAGAAAAACTACTATTAATGGCTCAGTCAGGCAATGATACCAAGGAAGTGATTGGTACTATTAAACAAGTAATTAATAATTGTATTTTATCAGAGGACGTATCAGTAGATGAATTAACATCATTTGATATTGAGTATATCTTTATCAAACTTAGATCAAAATCTATCGGTAATATAATTGAATTAACTTACCGTGATTTGGAAGATGATAAGAAGTATGATGTAACTGTTGATTTAGAAAATGTAGAGATTGTGTTCAATGAAAAGCACGATCCTAAGATTGAGATTAACAAAACAATAGGTCTTACTTTGAAGTATCCTTCTGTCGAGTCTTCTGTGAACGCCTTAGCAGATGAAGAAACGAGCGATGCTATTTTTGATTTGATTGGTAAGTCAATTGAATCTATCTATGACGAGAATGGTGTATATAATCCTAAAGATTATTCAGATGAAGAGATTTTAGAATTTGTATCTAGCTTAAGTATTGAAGCTTTCCAAAAGATCCAAGAGTTCTTTACTACAATGCCAAAGCTCCATTACGAAATCAAATATACTAATAGCTTAGGCAATGAAAAAACAATTACTTTAAATACTCTGAATGATTTTTTTACGTTGGGCTGAGCCATTCAAATATAGCTAATTTTTATACATTAAATTTTAGCTTGGTTCAGCATCATAAATGGTCAATAACAGCAATTGATGATTTAATACCTTTTGAGCGCGATCTATATGTTGATATGTTAAGAGATTACTTAGAACAAGAGCAAGAGAGACTAAAACAAAATGGCTGATCTTCCACTCCTTCCCCAGGAAGGTGAGAGTTTAGATTTAAAATCTGGTCGATTTAGAAATAAAAAGACTGGTAGATATTCTCGTCGTGTAGACGTGGAAGCTATTGTTGCCACTATAAAAGATGCCCTTACTCATATCATATCAGTTGATAAAGGAATGGATGCTGCTGTCAAAAAAGCAGAACTCATCCAAACCGATTTTAGAGAACTGACAGCTGCCTTATTACCATCCGCAGAAGATCCTAAAGACGCTCGTAAAAAGGCATTGAGAAAGGCCACCTCAGAATCTAAAGCAGCTATCAAATCAGCTGGTATGGATATACTAGGATTAGTCGGTCTCCTTGCAGTTCTTAAAAATGACAAACTTATGTCTATTGTTGGAGGATTCTTTAAAGGGTTCCTCAAATCTATAGGGATGTCTGACAGGGCTATAGCAAAGCTGTTTCTAGGTGTAAAGCTAGCCGTAGCAGCGTTTAAATTATATCTTGGGTACAAAGTATTCAAAAATGTATTGGCAGCTTTTAACGCGTTAAAAAACCTTGGTCAAGTACTTGGGATTTTGACTGAAAAAAATAATGCTATGAGTAGTAAGTTTTCTATTCGAGAGGCATTTATTAAAGGTAAGGAAGCCTTATTAAAAGGCCTTACCAAAACTGTTCAGTTCTTTAAATCTGCCTATACCAAAGTAAAAACTATTGCCAAGTCATTTTATAAAACTATTACAAGTTGGAAACGTATTACACAAACAGTAAGAATATTTTATAAAAAAACTATTAAAGCAATAAAGCTAGTATACGGAAAAGTCATAACTAAATTTAAGACTTTTAAGACATTAGTATTCAGTGGATTAAAGTTAGCCATCAAAGGAGTAAGAGTCGCTAAGGTAGCTGCCGGTGCAGCAACTTTTGGTATTGGGTATATTGTTGGGGGATTAGTTGAGGCTGGTCTATCTACAGCATTGGATTACTGGATCTCCAAAGAAATGGGTGAAGGAACTCCTGACGGGAGTGAACTTGTTGGAATGTTCTTGAAGAATTTCGTTGAAGGGATTACTCTTGGATTAGTAAATGGTGATAAGCTAAAAAGTATTGCCACAGATATGGCTAAAAAGTTTTTTAGTTGGTTCAATTCAGATACACCAGAACAAAAAGCTAAAAGAGAAAAGAATGTTGCTGAAGTAACTAGTAAGTCTACACCACAAGGACCTACTCCCGAAAAGGTTGCTAGTGAAAGAGAAAATAATGTTGCTGAAGTAACTAGTAAGTCTACACCACAAGGACCTACTCCCGAAAAGGTTGCTAGTGAGTTTCCTGCTGGATTATCAAAAGACCAGTTCAATGTTCAATATGATAAAAAGTATATTTCATTACGTGCTGCATTGGCTCCCGATGTTATTAAGACAGCAGAGAAACGAAGAGATACTGTTTGGACAATATACCAAAAGAAAAATTCTAAGCCAGTAGAAAAGGTATCAGCAGTTCCTGCCACTCCGGCGGCCGCAAATGCTACTCCAGTAGGTGCACCTGCCGCTCCCGCTGGAAAGCCTGCAGCAAGTGCTTCAGCTCCTGCTGGCCCATCTGCTTCTCCCGCGGCCGCACCCGCTGCAGCTCCAGCAGGTAAGCCAACAGCTACAGGACTAGCTTCTGCTCCAGCAGGCGCAGCTGCGGCAG